TGCCCTCTTTACGATGAGCATCTTTGCTACATCATCCACATCACCCGTTTGCTGGGCACGTGCACGAACTGCTTTGGCGTCACGCGCATCTGACATGCGGGCGCTGAATTGTTTGTTAGCACCGGGGCGCAGGAGCGGCTTCACCGACCCATTGCCCATTTGCGGTTCGCCCTCTCTTGGAGCGGCCTTGGTACTGCCCCTCTGGGCACGGCGCTGGAGAAGCAGGCGGTAGCGCACTGCATCGGCAAGCACCATCATGTGGCTTGACTTGGAGATCGATCCTATCTCGTCAGGAGACAACCCGTAGACCCTCGCGCCAACGTCCATAGTCGCCTCTGAAAAAGCTTTGGCTATGGCCGGATTGCGCAGGGCTGGCATCGCTTCGAGGAACTTGCCAGTCTCAGCCTGAACTTCGATGCGGTGGCGCACAGCCATAAGCTGCTGCTGCTCATGATTTACGCGCTGCTGTTCTTGGCTCAATAAGTTACGCTTGTCCTGCGCCTCGCGCGTGCGCTCTTTCTCAATCAAGTAACGCGCAGGATCGTTGGCGCGGAGATGCGCCCAGTCAATCTGCGGTTCGGCAACTTCCTTGAGCGCGGCGTCGATGTTGGCAAGACGATCCTGCTGTTCTTGGAGGTTGCTGTAAAGCTGTTCACCAACTTGGTAGTAGCCATTGCGGAGTTCAGTCGCCTGCTGGAGACGCTTCTCTGTAGCACCTTGCAAGGCATAGTTCTGCGTGAGTTGCGAGAGCTTGACGATCTTCTGTTCACCATCAACGGTGACAGCTACGTCAGGGTCTTGATTTGAGGTTTCTTCTTCTCCCTCTCCTTCTTCTTCATCAAAAAGATCATCTTCATCACTTTCTGCTGATGCTTCTTCTGGTGCGGCTTCAGCCCCCTCTGCATTTTTGACTTCATCAGTTGCAACTTTCTCAGATACGACTGTCTCCTTCTCATCGGGCTTCATTATAGCCGCGATAGCCGGGTCCATGGCGTTCTTGTCCATGGGCAGACCCTTCTCAGTAATCGCATCAACTAAAGCAACGTCACCCATATTATGATCCCCTTACTTGGTTTGCAGTTTCAACCAGTGAATTAATAAACTTTGTACACACGCGATACTCAGCGGCTACTTCTTCACGCGCAGCAGCGTCTTTAGCTTGTACCATATCCTGAGCAATTTTATTTTCCAGTACATCAACAACATACCCCCACACGTTGCTGTCTACAATCTTCAAGACAACAAGCCTCGCAGCAGTGGCTTCTAGCTCGCTCATCGGCCTCATTGCAGGCTTCCCAGAATGCCTACAGAACTTGGACGCTCATTATTCCACGTCAAGCGGTCAATAATACTCTTTTTGTGCCGCTGTGGCCTTTTATTGTAAGTATCGCTAAACGCCGGGGGTTGGCCAACCATGTCCGGGTGGCGCGTATAGTCCTCCTTAGCAATTGGGTATTGATCAAGCTCAGGGAACTGAGTGTCGCTTGGAGGGCTGCGATAATCGCGATAATTATCACGCATTTCACGCATCCGAAGTTCGCGACCAATTCTATCAAGCTCAGCTTTTTGAACTGGGCTGGTAAAGTCCTGTGTTGGCGCTCTAAAGTCATTAAAATATGACCCCTCTCTCCCCGGTGTATATGAACGAGGTGGGTTCATGTTGCCAAGAATGCCAGAGGTTCCATCCATTGAAGGAGTTTGTGAATGAGGTGGGTTAATGTTGCCAAGGATGCCTGATGTACGCGCAGGTGGCGCAGCAGTATATGACGGAATATCACCAAAATATGAACCGGGTGGAGGTGCAGTATACCCCGGAGGGCTGCGATACATTGCATATTGTTGTGCAAGTAGCTGCGCCCTTGTCAATGGAACCTTTGGCTGAGCCACGGGCCTATATGTTGGTTGAACAGCAGGGCGGCGGGCAGCAAGTGCCCTCTCAGTACGGGCTGTTGCAGCAGGGTTCTCGTGCCCCGGCGCGCCACGACCAACAGCCATGCCCCCAGACGGGCCATATGCACTAGAGCCAGTACGAGTACCAGTGGACAAGCCAGTGCCCTTTGTCGTGTAGCCGGAACTACTAACTCCTACTCTTCCGTCATTCAAACCTGAAAACGCCATCTCAGTTACCCCACATCATTGAAGTGATCCATTTGGTTTACTTTCCGCTGACATCATGTTGGCTTGCTGAGCCGCCTGAGCGGCCTCCATGCGGTCCATTTGCGACTTCATGGCATCAACAATAAACTGGAGCTGCATCTTATCACGCTCACGGTCATCAGTAAGCAAGGCTGTGGACATATCCTTTACTTGCTTGGCTTGCATCTCAGCCATCTGCTGTTGAAGCTTCTGTATTTCTGTCTGATGCTTCGACTGTATGTCGGCCATCTTCGACTGGTAACCCAGTTCAGCCTTCGACTTCTCAGCGTCAGCCATGGCCTTCATGATCATCATCTGCTGGTTTGCTACTTGCAGGGCCTGCTGCTCCTTCTGGGCTGCGGCTTCCTTCTGCTGCTTGTCGAGTTGGGCCAACTGATCGGGCGGCACAAATGGGAAAAAGTCCTGTGTGTTGTGCACCCCGGATAGACGCAATAAGGAGGCGATAGTGTTGCGCATATTTGTCCAAGAACACACAGGATTAGCTGGTCCATACTGTGCAATAATCTGCTGCTGCATCTGCACGATGCCTGTCAGCGCCTGCTTCTTCTCGTCGATGCGGCCTGAGCCGAGACCAACGTTTACCTTTACTGAAAGCTGATCGTGCCACCACTCCGGCCTTACGGTCATGAAGCCTTCCGGCATCTTGATCGATGTGTTTCCCTTGATCGAGTGGATCGCGGTGCGCAGGATGCAGAGGAACAGGCTCGTCACGCCAGTCTCACCGAGGTTGCGTGCCATCATCTCGATGCGTGCATCTGCTGCGCTTACGACTGCGGCGGCTGCGATCTGCGTGGTGGACTGTAACTGATCAGGCTGCAACCCTTGGCTCAGCTTGGTGATGCCTGAGCGCGATTGCGACAAGTCCTGCAAGTGCTGGAGCACAGGCAGTGTCTGCCCGGCAACGAATGGTGTTGAAAGCTCTTGGATGTGACCGACCTCGCGCACGCGAATGATGGCACCGATAGCTCCGTTCTTCGCGTCATCGAGGTTGACCTTACTCTCGTTGATTTCGGTGCGTGGACTATTGGTGAGTGCTGCGTTGTCGATGATCGAGCGCATGAGCGATGTCTGCGCGTCCTGATCCTGTATCAGGTCTTCACCGAGGCAGATCGGGTAGAACACGTGAGGCTGAAGCTCCGCGCTGAACTCAGCGTAGGGCAACCAGTTCACAGGCTCATCGGAAAGAACATGATAATTGAGACCAGCGCAAGCAATACGGCGAAGCTCAGCAATGCCATCTCCATCAGCGTCAAGGCGCATATACGCCTCCGTAAATAAGATAGAGCGCCCCAGCGGGTCGTGCGGGCTGGTGGCTTCGTCATCTTCGCGCGAGTAGTTCCTGCGGCTGTCTTTTTCGGTTTGGAATGTTGAGACATCTTCACCTACCAACTCTATGAGGTCTTCGTACTTGTAGCCCATCGCCACTGCTTCGTAGATGGGAATGTTACGCCTGTGCCCGCAGAGCCTGAAGTCCTCCAGCGATGTGGCCGAGCTATCGATGATGAACTCCTCCGGCGGGACTGGCAGAAGTTCCCACTTCAGCCTTGTCTTTTGCGTTGTCCGAATTTCTTCACCAACGCCCTGCTCAGTGACCATGGGGCCTTGAGTATTCTGAGCACCATTGAGGAGTTCCTCCATGGGCGGCATCTCACCGCCCATCATGTCCGGCATCATGCCGCCCATCTGGTCATCCATCATGCCCGGCATCATGCCGCCCATTGCTTCCATCTGCTCATGCATCGGGCCTTCCGCCTCGCCTTCCTCCTCACCTTCCTCCTCACCTTCCGCCTCACCTTCCATCGGTGATGTGGTGCCGTTGGCTTCAGCATCGCTTGGCACGGCGTTGTGCGTCGAGTAGGGCACGTTGGACAAGGTCACCTTGATGATGCCCTTCTTGGCCTTGAGGGCGTCAGTGGACGCCATGATCAAGGCGCGGTATCCGCCGTTCTTCCAGAAGACAGAGTTCACATACTTGGTCGCGTCCTTGCAGAGGCGCTCGTCTTCTTCGTCATCGCTGTAGAACTCACCGACTGTATCTGTTTGAGTAAAGATGCGAGCTACGCTGGCGATCACGCTCTTGACTGCATCTCTTACGGCTGTGACCGTTACCTGTGAGCGCCCCTCCTTGCTCAGGAGCGAGGTGTAGCCCTGATAGTAACGATCAATGTTGGTGCGCATTGTCGTGAACTCGCTCTCTTCGAAGTCCACGGCTTCACGCAATGCGTAGCGCACGGCGCTCTGCACCTGATCGGCATCCATCGGCGTCAGCTTGATGCCGCCCTCAGATGATTTGCCAACGATTGAGACGCGATCCTGTTGGCCAGCAGGAATGTTGGCGGCGTTGGCCTTCTGATTGAAAGGGATCATCAGACGTATGTTCCTTCTGCACCACGGGTGATGGGCTTCGACCAGTCAGACTGGTAGCCCGCACTGCGGGATGACTTGAGATCGTTGGTTGAGTAGTGGGCGAACGTAAGATTGAAAGCATCAGCCACATCGGGTGAGCGCAGGCCGCGCTTCTTCATTGCGTCTTTGCTCTCGATCTTGATCTTGCCGTTGGAGCCAAAGCTTTTGCGCACAGAACTCAGTTCGTTGATGAGGCGCTCGTGCTTCGGCAGCTTGACATCGCGGCCTTCGAGCCAACGCTTGGCCTTGAGCCACAACTCATCGCGCTGCTTGTCTGCAAGTTCCAACTCAGAGCTTGGTGTCTCAGCCACGTTCACACCGATGATGGGCAGCTTCAGTTCGAGCAGGCGATCCACCACGCCCGCACCAATGCCGATCACGTCAACGCAGATCGCTTCAGGCTGCTCAGATTGCGGAGTGCAGTCCCACTCATGCTTGATGCGGCCAACCACCTCCATGGTCGAGAGATTGCTCCACACCTTCGGCTCTTCGGTCATGCCGCGCGGCCAACGCTTGCAGAGCACGGTGCTGTCTGTGCCATAACGCGCAACGTCCACGCCCCAGATGCACGCAACCCTGTTGATCGTAACTTCGCGGTCTACAGCCGACCACGTGAGTTCCAGTGGGATCAACGTATCATCTTCGTTATTCGGGAACTCACCGAGCACGCGCACACGATAGACCATGCTGTCGATGCCATAGTTCTTTGCGAACTCAGCAGCAGCGCCACGTGCACGTGGCACGTCTTCAGCGTTGACATGCATGCGTATGAAGTCAGATGTCGGCTGATGGGAGCGGTGGAAGTAGCCGCTGTTGCGCAGCGGGTTGCCAGTCATGATGAGCTTGGCACCATGCGTTGACAGTGCACCGCCCGCGACCTCGAAGATGATGTCATCGACGCCCGATGCCTCATCGACAACGAACAGCAGGTTCTCGCTGTGAAAGCCCTGCAAGGCGTCTGGCTTCTCGCTGCGTGCGGTACGCGCCGATGCGAAGCACTCAAGTGCAGCGCCAGCGATCTCGATCCTGTCGCTCTTGATGAGCACCTGATCGCCAAGTGATTTCGGCATGCGCTGCTGCCACAGCCTGACCTCAGACCACAGCACGTCGAACATCTGCGATGCAGATGGCGATGTGCATGGCACCTTCGCAGGGTAGCGGGTCATAAGAAAGTGAAGGATACACCACGCAAGGAAAGTGGACTTGCCGACACCGTGGCCGGAGCGGATCGTAAGACGATCACCCTTGGCATAGTTCTTCAGCGCCTCAAGCTGCCACGCTTCGGGCTGAGCTTTAAGAATTTCCCTTACGAACATCACTGGGTCATCGCGCCACGACTTCACAGCGGAGACAGCTTGGCTCATGTCGTTCATGCCGCCTCTCCCTCAATCTGGATGGGCTGCGCAGCGGCCTTGAGAACGGCAAGGAGCGTGACTTCACCTGTCAGGGTAGTCTCACTGCGGGAACCCCAGAACTCCGGCGTAGCGTTGCCTAAAGCCCGCAGGCGCACATTGGCTGTCACGGGGTTGGTTGTGTCGAGCAGGGTGCGCTCCAGCGTGAGCACGCGCTTGGCCATCCCCTCATCGAAGGCGTCCTTGAACTCCGGGTACTTGTCGCACCATCCGAGCAGGGTGTTGTATTTGATGTCCATCGCCCCGGCGCATGCCATTGGCGAGTGACCTTCAGCAAGAAGCCCCACAATCTCGTCGCAGCGCCCGGCGTGGTACTTCATCCACGACTTGACGCCAGCAAGCGCAGCCATGTGCCTGTGGGTCGAGGCCTCGTCCTTCGAAGCGTCCAGCAGAGGTGTGTTCATGAGCGCCTTATAACACACCTTCGCGGCGTGAGCAAAGATGTGTTCAAGGTCCGGAGAGTCCGCAAGGACCCATGGTTCCCTCATAGTGTATTTTTTACTACTCTCTCTCCCCTCTCCCCTACTGTTATCTATTTTTTATAAGATATATATATTTGGTAAGACCTTGTGGACCACACATCGGTTTCATCCATACCCTGCAAGGGTTTTGCCGAGGTCTGGCAATAGGGTCCGATGTGAGGTCCGATCACATATTTTCCTTGAAAATGTGCCTCGACGCCGGATTATACATCCCCGACACGAACTTCTCACCCTTGCACCAGAAGGTCTCCTTGACCCCATTTTTGGTTGAGACCCTGCGTTTTGCCCATCCGTTGGACCTCGCTAGGGCACCCAGACGCTTCTCCAAGAACGGTGTCTGGTCCTTCTCCTGCACCCCCAGTTCCTCGAAGGCGTCAACGCTCGACCACATGCCCTCCGCTGGCAATGTCTTGCTGATGATGTCCCACCAAGGGTCAGTCTCCATGTGATCCTCGCGGGTGGTGTTCATGGCGTCATCCTCTGTGACCGAGAGGTGCAGCGGAACGCCAGCCAGTTCCAGTGTCACGATCTCCGCCCACAGTTGCTCACGCCACTGGGCAAGCCTGTCAACGTGCACGAACCTCTTGCCCTCCATGGCCCCATCCACGCCGCTCAGGACGAGCGGCAGGATGCGGCGGTTGCCTGTGCGGTCAGTCATGAAGTCATATGCGTTGGTGGAGCCAACTATCACGAACTGGCGGTTCTGTTTTGTTGTGCCCTTACCCCATGCCTTGCGGGCAATGTCGCGCGTCTGCGAGAGCGTGGCCTTGACGTGCTCACGGTCAGCCTTGGCGAGGTTGCCCAGTTCCGACCACTCAATGATGGCGCAGCCGCTCGTGTTCTCAAGTATCTTCTTACTGTCCCAGCTTGGTGAGAAGCTGTCACTGAACCATGACTTGTTCGGCAGCAACTCCTTCCAGAACGTGCTCTTGCCTATGCCCTGCTCACCGACGAGGATCGCAATGGTGTCGAACTTGACGCCACCCTCGATGTCACGCAGGCGTGCACGCCTCGCCACCGCAAGCATGACCTTCTCAATAATCATGCTGGCCTTGGCTGGATCATCAGCGCCAAGTATCTCCTTGCCGATCCGCTCGACGCGACTGACGCCGTCCCACTTGAGGCTATTCAGCCAGTCGCATAATGGATGGAACTTATTATCATACGACATCGCAGCCATGGCATCCTGTAACATCTCCGCGCCGATGCTGGTGCCATTGAACTCCACCGCGAGTGAGCATATCTCCCTGACATACGCCTCATCGTCCCTCTCCCTGCCGGGGCGCGTGCTGTCCCACGATACGTGCGCGGCGAATGACATCTCGTTGTATCCGTACCAGTGCTTGAGCCACGCCAGTGCCTTGCGCACGTTTTCGGTGTTCTTCTCAAGCTTGCCATCTTCCTTGGTGGCTGGTGCCGGGGTGCCATCAGCATTGGCACCGAGAGGCCCCTTCTTCTTCCTGTTCTTCTTCCGCGCCGCATCAATGATGTTCACCACATTTGTTGTCTCGTCATCGTCAGCCATTTAATGCCTCCATGATATTGCCGCCCTCGCCCTCAAGGGCGTCCTGTATTGTCCTGATGCTGCACGCGCGGCCATTGCGCTTGGCGTCAGCCATCTCATCACGCGCCTCGTTCGAGGCCATGATCAGCGTGCCGATGCCGATGCGGTTGCCGTTGTAGCTATTGCCGAAGGTGCGCCACTTCTTCTGGCAGTCACCATCCTTGTATGAGATGCTGAGTTGTGAGACGTAGTCCCACAATTCGAGGCCCCAGTCGGCATCATCGCTCTCATTGTACAACGCGCAGCCAAGCTTGAGCCACGCATCGTACTCATCGATGTAGTCGGTTGGCAAGTTGAGCACGATGGCCGCGACATCGACAGGCGTCAGCGCCCTGTACTCGCTCTCATCCTGCTTCTCCGTGCCCTTGCCAGCCTCATCAGCGAAGTCATTGGCGTCAGGGATATCAAAGCGCACGGCGTTCTTGATGAGCCACGTGGCGTCGAAGGGCTTTCCCCACACGTACTTCTTGCCCGATGGGTGCAGCGATGGCGGCAGCATGCAGTCGCGCGTCTTCAACTCGATCTCCACCGCAGGCTTGCCATGGTCAGATGAAGTTTTCTTTGAACCCCATATGACCATGTCCTTCGGGATTGTTCCCCTCACGCCCATGTAGATGTGCTGTGAGCCATCGCCCCTTCCAGTGTGCACGTATGGTGCCTCGCGCCACGAGGGCCATAACTTGTCGAGATACAACTCACTCTCTTGGATGGCACCACTATCAGAGAGTCTCACGTCACGGTCCAGAATGATGAGCGCCACGTCGAACGTGATCATGCTCTTCCTGCCGAGACGTGCCTTCCAGTTGGTGTGGGGGTTTTCTTCCTGATACCGGATGAGGTCTGCCGCGCTAATGCGCGGCAGATTGAAGGCGTCTGTGAACGCGAAGCTCTTGGAGCGTGGCTTCGCAGGCGTGATGTCAACACCCGCCGCATCGAGCGCGAGGATGTCAGTCATTCTTTTCCATCGCCTCATGGAACTCATTGTCAAGCTCAGCGTTTTCACGTGGCGATGGGGCATACAGTTTGTTGTAGAGATTTATGTGGTAACCCTTTTGAAATTCACGCGCCCTGTACTCAAGCGTGCGTTTCAATTCATCAGTCAGTGAGCAGCGTTCGAGGTGCCTCTCTATTTTCGTCAGTGTACTGATCAATATTTTGAATTGTTCGTCGGTCATACGTTCTCCTTCGCGCAAATCGCGCGTCACAATTCCAGAGGAGACGTGATTGTCTCCAGTGGTTCATTCACTCCGCCTTTGGCGGGAGCCGGGGAGCGGCAACGCAATTCTCACTGCGTCATCCACTCCCCGAAGAATGCCACCGAAGGCACCAACACCGTACTCCTGCCAATTATGATTCTGCAACAACTTTTTTCAGCCTCGTAAGTCATTGATTTCATTGGGAAACCGATTTCTGTTGACGGGTTTTGCGGAAACGGGCATTCTCTTCTGCATGGGGCACGGTAGTCGTGCCTGAGACAAGGAGACCACCAGATGACCGACAAGATTTTCAAGAAGGGCGATGCAGTAGTTTACGTTGTGAACTGGAGCCGCACTGGCCGCATCCGCATCCGCAACTGCGTTGTCTACTCATGCGGCAAGAAGCAGATGGTCCTGCATGATCCGAAGACTGGTAAGGAAGTCGGCCATCACTTCCAGCCCGCCGTCGAGCAGTACGACCACAGCATCGTGGTTCACGCCGCCGACTACAGCGATGATCTTGCAATTTCGATTGGCACTTACGTGCAGGCTTACGAGATCGACGGTGCTCTTTGCCGGATCGCTTACGACAAGAAGACCTACAACAATAAAAACTACATCGCCTGCATGCAGGAAAAGATCGACGAGGTCATGACCACTGAAGTCACGATCAAGAACTGGGACGAACCAAACGATTACGTTCGTAGATAACAAAACAAACCATTTGACAGGGGTTTCGGCCCCTGTCATACCCACATCCCCGGTGCGATGTGCACCAGAAAACAGGAGAACTACAATGACCACCAACGTAACCTACAAATCAATCGCCCCCATCACCCTTGGCTGTGGCAACACCCATCGGTATGAGGTGACAATGACGGACAGCACCAACGGTTCTTCGTTCTGCGTCCACTCGACATGCGAACGCGATGTCGCTGAAAATTTCAAGCAGGCTGGCATGCCAGTCCCCGCTGAACTCGAAGGCCCATACGATGGCTACGGCCACCGCATCGCGGTGACGTGCACCAAAAACAGGAGAATAAAAATGACAAAATTTTGCAAATCCACCGCCGCTGGCGTCATTACCCTGAAGGTGGACGGCCACACAGTGGCTGACTTCATCGGAGAGAACGGCAGGCAGGCCTACATGGCCTTCTGCAAAGGTCTCAAGAATGACGAGCTTTATGACAGCGACTTCAATCGCTACGTGATCGCCACCATCGACAAGATGTAATCATTTGACAGGGGCTGCGGCCCCTGCCATACCCACATCCCCGGCGCGTTGTGCGCCAGAAAACAGGAGACTACCAGATGCCACGTCCAGTTACCCCCGCCGAAGTTACGATGAAAGATGCAATCTTCTCTCGCAACATCCACGCGATGTTCCAGCCGTCTGACAAGCAGTACCTCTTCATCGCGTCAATGCTCGTGCAGTTGAAGCGCGATGCCTCATCAATCGATTACCCCTTCACGGGCAAGGCCGCATCGGAGTTGATCGGCAAATTGATGGAAGCCTGCAAGGCTCAGCGCCAGCAGGGCCAGACGCAGACCTACAAC